GATCAATGATATGTTGATCTCAGAAAAAATCGGCAAGATGCCTACCAAGAAGTTTGCGGACCCCAATGAAACCGACGAAAAAGGCAGCACAGCACAGCGCATTGGTCTACATGATCCCAAATACCACGGATGGACGTCTGAGGCTGTTTACGACGATCTCGAAAAGCGCAAGGTCAAGAAACAGATGACGCTTGACGTGCATCTCGAACTTGGCGATGATGACAAAAAAGGCAAGAATGGGGACAAGGACGGCAGGGGCAAGATTCCCATCAAGATCTCAGGTGAAGAGCTCAAAGCACTCAAGGACGAGCTGAAAACCAAGGTCCTACAAGCAGCACAGGCAGCTGGCAATCTTCCAGCTGGTCTCCGGAGGTTGGTCGACGACCTATTGGAGCCCAAGGTAAACTGGCGAGATCTCCTACAGCAAAACATCCAAAGCTGTTTGACGGATGATTTCACCTGGCAGAAGCCCAACCGGCGCCACATGTATGGTGGCATTTTCATGCCCACGCTCAAGAAAGAGGAAATGATTGACATCCAGATCGCCATTGACATGAGCGGTTCAATCTCAGATGCCATGGGCAAAGACTTCCTCTCCGAGGTCTACGGCATCATGCAGGTCTATAATGATTTCCGCATTGGTGTCATTTGCTTTGACACTGAGACTTACAACTATCAGGAGTTTACCAAAGAGACCATGGACGACCTGCTCAGCTATGAGCTGCATGGCGGCGGTGGGACCGACTTCATGGCATTTTGGGACTACTGGATGGAGAATGATCTGGAACCCAAGCGTGCGGTTGTGTTCACCGACGGGTTTCCGGGTGGCACATGGGGGCCTGATAACTACGCTGACACGCTGTGGGTCATCACCGAAGGTGCCAAGACTTTGGTGAAGCCTCCATTCGGGCAGTGGGCATATTACGATAGCAAAGATGGTGTGGAGGCGGTTGGTGCGGCATGATCCGCATCAATCTACACCGAGAAGCAGTCTACCCTGGCAAGGGCATGCCAGTTTGGTTTCAAAAACTGATCGACGAAGCCATAAATGCCTATGCTGCCGAGTGGCAGGTGCAACCACGCGATGTTTGGCTTGGGCTGAACAATTTTGATCATCTTGACGATCTGGCACAATTATTACAGGAATTCGCCGGGGTTAGATCAGCTGCGGTATACAAGCACCAATGGCTGAAAAGCTACGGTGTGATGCTGGACGAGGCTGATCCTGTGGTGGTCATGTACAAGCTCAAATACCAGGATGAAGGCCCATGAGGATCAATGTTTCGCGAGGACTCAGGGGTGCTGCCAGTGCGTTTGTGTCTCTCATGCTCAAGGATTTTGCTGAGGATTATGATTTCACAAGTGCCAAGTCAGCCAGGGAATATGCATTCACAGGCAAGCAAGGGCTCAAGGCATTCACGGACTGGTTGAAGGTTCGCGGATACCGCGTGGAGATGTTTGCCTTGGAACCCAATCGTGATCTGTTCGTCGATGCTGGGGATAACTACATGGCCATCAGCCGTACCAGTCCCAGCTATGGATTTACCATAGCTGATGACGATCCACAGTGGGTCGAATTCAAGATGAAAAATCTTTGATTGCGCTGCTTTGGTGGTTGGTGCTATCATGGTAAGATCATCGGAGAACAGACATGAACAAACCCAGTGACTTCAATGCTCAGCTGGTAGAGCTAACAGTAAAACTAACAGGAATGGTGGCTGAACGCATTGCACACTGGAGCAAGGACATGAATCCTCCAGAACGCAAGCGCATACTTGATATGATAGAAGACAGCCTACCCACTGTCATCACCAACGCCATTGCCAAGACAACCAGCTTGCATAGCCCGCAAGGTGTTGAATATCTAGAACAGCAGTTGGATTCATGGGCAGATCATTGGGCTAAAAAGCTCTGCGGACGTAACTGACGTTGGATGTATCTGCGCAAACAGTAGTGGTGTATGTGCCACGATATCTCCATCAGGCAGATACTGAGCTGGCGGTCAGGATGCTGACTTTGGATTTGATATATAGATATACATCTCCCAGGGTTGATGTACAAGAAGATCTTGAAAATGATCGCATGCGGGTAATGGTAAGCTTTGATGACCCCGGAGAAGCGGTCCATTTTGCGATGAGCCATACTTCCCCACAATTTGCTAGGAGATAGGAAAGTGATCAAGGAATGGTGGGAGGGTGATCATGTGCGCGAAGACATTGAATCTATCTCTGATAGCGATTGGCAGCATAACCAACCGACTCCAGAATCAGATCCGAGATGCGTGCCATTTGAGATCTACATACCACTGCGTTATCTCAATACTGACTGGACGGATGAGCAGATTGAAATCATGCGACCGGTGGCAGAAACCTTTGCATTGTTACACAGTGCCCATGCTGTTCATTGGAGAAATTATCTTGCCCATGCTGCTGCCGTGCTGGATAATTCTGGAGGACCAAACGGAGCAGTAAGAGATGCCAGCTGGATGGTTGATAGGCAGCATGAAACACCCGCTGTAAAAACAGCATATGAAGACTGGCAAACGCTGAAAAACCTCTGCCGATAGCTGTGTTCTGTACGCATACATTGCACTTTGCTATGCAGTAGATGCAGAGCTTCTCCGTGTATTGCGCGCTAGCTTATCCTGGGATTTGGTAGTAAATATGTTGCAACGCAACATTAGAACCAAGGAAGTGTTATGCTGAATATTATCAAAGCCATTCTAAACGATATCATCTGTGCCGGACGTTGTTTAGATCTAACCGGAATTACCGTGAGCAGCGGTGTTGAGGATTACTTCCGTGCAGAATACAAAAAGGATGCCAAATATGCATATGAATATTGGCGTACCACAGGTAGCACGAATTTCGACAAATAACCAAACCAACCCCGCTGTTACAGCGGGGTTTTTTTTGACTCATGGTCCCGACATTGCTATCATTGTTGTAACAAGGAGAAGCATATGAACGTGGATCTAAACAGATACAAGGATTTTGTGCAGGGTGTAACCAGTGGAGCCAGCGAGGATCTTGAAATCCTCATCGCTCGTCTCAGGGCATTACAGGGCAGCGAACCACAAGTGAATATGAGTTTGTTGTTGACAGCATCAATTGGTTTGGCTAGCGAGGGTGGGGAATTTTCGGAATTGGTCAAGAAAATCGCGTTCCAGGGCAAGCCATGGAACGAAGATGTTCGCCACCACATGTTTCGCGAATTGGGCGATATCATCTTCTATTGGATGGAAGCCTGCCGTGCCATCGGAATAGACCCCAACGAGGTGATCGCAGAAAACATACGCAAGCTGGAAGCTCGCTACCCTGGTGGCACGTTTGATGTACACTACTCAGAGAACCGCAAACAAGGAGATTTATGATGCAAAAACCAACACCAATCCCGTTGTCAAGACGAGTCATGCCCAGCATCATTGCAGATGATATCAAAGGAGTCTCGCCTATGGTGGGTCCTGTGATGGAAACCGCTCGCATGATCACCGAGCGTCAAGGCGAAGGTCAGGTCGACATTGACGTTGATCCCGAAACTGCACGGCAAACCACTCGAGCGGATCTTGGTGATCTGCCAATTGAACGGGCTGCTGTGATAATTGAACAGATCAAACCTCAACCAAAGGCATAAGTGATGACACAAGCGGGAATAGATTTTCTAAAACAGAAGTATGGTGATACCAATGAATTCATCGTGGCAGAAGATGATGTTGCTTATTTTGAACAACTGCTGGTGGAAGCTGAGGCCAGCGGCAACGCTGACGAAATAGCTCGGGCGCAGAAGCGAGTTGATCTCATGCGCGATGCCATCACCATTTACCGACTTACAAGAGCACCAGATCAACGAATCTTCATGGTTGATGCAGGGACGATTCCTACCAATCAACTGCAAGAAGCGATGGAATTGGTCAAAAGCGGACTGAAAAACTAAACATCAACCAAATGAGGTATAATATGCAAAAATTCACACATACTTTTCTCGCAGCGGTGATCCTGCTGACAGCCTTTGCGGCCCACGCAGCTGATATCACAGGTGCAGGGGCCACCTTCCCCGCCCCACTTTATGCCAAGTGGGCAGAAGGGACCAATAAGAGCATTGGAATAAATCTCAACTACCAAGCGATCGGTAGTGGCGGCGGGCAAACCCAGATCATCAACCGCACCGTAGATTTTGGAGCCAGTGATGCTCCAATGGACGCCAAAAAGCTGGCTGATAGCAAGCTGCTACAGGTTCCCACGGTAATGGGTGCTGTTGTCCTGATAGTCAACATTCCTGGCATTGAGCCAAACCAACTGAAGCTAGCACCTGACGTGCTGGTTGATATCTATCGAGGCAAGATAAAGAGCTGGGATGACCAGCGCATCACCAAGGACAACGCCAGCATCAAGCTGCCAAAATTGGCCATCGCTCCTGTGTATCGAGCAGATGGGTCAGGTACCACATACGTGTTCACAACCTATCTGCGCACGATCAGCTATGACTGGCTCAAGACAGTTGGTAATGGTACATCCGTCAAATGGCCAGCAGGCAACGGTGCCAAGGGCAATGACGGTGTTGCTGCTACCGTCCAGCAGCTAAAGGGTTCTATTGGCTATGTTGAGAGCGTCTATGCCAGTCACAGCAAGCTGACCACGGTTCAGCTTCGCAACATGGACAAGCAGTGGGTTAGCCCTACCAAGGACAGCTTCAAATCTGCTGCTGCTACCGCTGAATGGAAGAAGGCCAAGGATTACAATGTTGACCTAATCAATCAGCCCGGTTCCAAAAGCTGGCCGATCGTATCAGCTACCTTCTTGCTGATCCCTGTCAATGCCAAGGATCCAGCCGCTAGCAAAACAGTTGTCAGTTGGTTGACCTGGGTATATGCCAACGGAGACAAGACAGCGGAGGAGCTGGAATATGTCCCACTTCCAATCGATGTCAAGGCAGATGTCCTAAAAAAGCTGCAACCTCTTGTCAAGTGATTGATAGAATGGTCACAGTGATGGTGTTCACTGTGACCATTCATTCTATATGCCAACTGGTATTGTGATAGTTATATCTCGTGGATCGATAGGCATATTTGGTGATGGTAGGTTTCAAATCAAGATTACAAATGGTTGACAGAACCCCTATAGGTGCTATAGTGATCCTGTAACTGGAGGTGTATGATGACTTACCACCCTAAGTGTTCAATCTTTGACATTGACGGCACAATTGCTTCGATCGACCACCGACGTCATTTTGTGCGCAGCAAGCCCAAGAACTGGATGGCCTTCCGCAGAGGCATGGTCAACGACAGTCCAAATTTTGATGTGATCTGGCTGCTCAAGACCATGAAAGCAGCTGGCTGTATCATCCTAATCGCCAGCGGGCGCGGAGAGGAGGATCGCGTGGTCACCGAAACCTGGTTGCGCGATGTGGCTGGTGTCGGCGATCTCTATGAGCGTCTCTATATGCGTCCAGAAGGCGACTATCGGTCCGATGATGTGATCAAAGGCGAGATACTGGATCAGATGCTGGTGGATGGATATACTCCGACCATCGCTGTAGATGACAGAAACCAGGTGGTAGACATGTGGCGAGCTCGCGGGCTGCGATGCCTCCAGGTCGCTCCCGGTGACTTTTGATTGTGATAGCTTATGAGGTTGTGGGGATAGATGACCATTGAGTTGAGACCTTTATGGCCTGCGGTCTCAGCCTCACAGAATCCAACCAGCTGGTGGATCTCTTGACACAGTGTGATCATAAGCAATATTATTCTTGCTAATGGAAGGATGAGTATACATGCCCATATGGTTGGTACTGTTGATCTTGGTGTTGATTTTTGGAGCCAGTGCCGTTCTCAAGGCGGTGGGTATCCTTATCATTGTGGCAGCTGCATCGCCTATTGCGCTGATCATAATTTTGGTGTTTATGCTCCATGATTGATCTTTTATTCCAAAAACTAAACCAAAACGTCTTCAACGGTGAGCTCAAAGATGTCAGTGTCGAGCTTGATGATCTCACGGACACAGAGGTGGTTGGCTGTTATGATCCAGATGTTGGGATCATAACCATATCAACTGAGCTGACAAATGATCAGGTCCAGGGTGTGCTGCTGCATGAAATGGTCCACGCATGGGATTATGCACAGCGTGGAACCACCAATCATGGCAGGAATTTCAATAAAAAAGCCTCTGAAATCAAACGCCTACACAGACTAAACGTGCTTTAGGTTGATCGCTGCGTCAACAGCAGCTTGAACCTGTTTTGGATGATGTCCGCGAGCTACCAAACCTTTGGTCACGGCAACCCAGCCTAGCTTGCCCATGTGTCCTAGGTTTGTTTTCAGCTCTATGGCTTCCCTGAGAAGGCTTTCCTGCTGCTGTTTTTTTGCCAGCTTGCTCACCCAAGCATCGGGGGTTTGACCATGCTTGGCTCCAAACTCATCATGCAGCTCGTCGGGAGTGATACCACTTGGGCTGGCTATACGCCACATCACACCGTCAACGCTATCATAATCAAGCGTTTCTCCGTTGGCAGACATATTGGTTAGTTCATCTTCCAGTTCAGTTACCGGATCCATTGCGCCAGCCTTGCGATCAGCTGAACTGCTTTCTCTGAGGATGCTTTCTTTGATTGCTGATTGGATGGCTGGGGATGGTTCATTGCTGCTCAACCAGTCATATAGCTTTTTACCACCATATAACAATGCCACAACTCCGGCCACTGGCAGTGCCCATTCTACCACCAGTTCGGCTAGGGTTGTGATCGCGGTTGATGATAGCATGCTGCCTACCATGCTTTCGATACCTGATTTGGCAGCATCGACTGTGGCATAAGCGCCACTTACGGCTGCCTGTTTGCTGGCAGCAGCCGGATCAGCTATGAAGCTGGCAGCACCTTTGGCAATGTCCATGGCTGTATCTGGATGTTCCGCTGCCATGCCAGCTACGGTTGCTTTACCTGGATTCTTCATCGCCCATCTTGCAATGGACATTGCACTGCGAGCAACCACAGGTGCAGCAGCAACCAACCCGCGTAGTCCCATCATGATCAGAGGATTTTCGTTCAAAGTTGATTCATCCATTGAGGGTATACCGCGGCTACGCATTCCACCCTTGCGGCGTATCTCTTCAAGCTCGCTCAGGGCTGCTTGGATGGTGGCCACGGTATTTGTCAGCTGCTTGAGCATGTGAGCAACACTGCGATAGCTGGGATTTGACAGCGACAGTTCGGTAGATATGTCACTGCTTTCTCTTGCAGCCTTGCGGCGTAACCCTGCCATGGAATAGCGGCCGGCCCCACCCAACACCAATACCTCGCTATCATCCATTGGGTTGACGGGGTCCAGATGGTATATCACCCTGTGGCTCTTGTTCGATCCGCTCATGCTTTCGGCTCCTGCTTATCTGATATTTATGGTTGACAGTGTTGTGAGATATGCTACAATCAATTATGAAACAGGAGACCACAGGCATGGATGCTGATATAGCAGCTTTAGATCACACCTTGCCAAACTTCAAGTTGGCCTATGCCCAGGTGCTGAATGCCATCCATTATGATGTTGATGCTGCTAGGCTCAAACAAGAGCTGGTAGCTTATGCCCGCGGCCTTGGACTTGAAGCTGCGGCCGAACGGGCACAGGCCAACCGCATCAATGTTGAAGGCAGCATCGCTCTCTGTCTCAATCGAGGAGCAAAGCTGAGTCCCAAGAGCATTGAACGTGTAAGGAGCTGGCTCGAGGCACACGCGGAGAAACCACAAGAAACGGTACCGGATTGGGAAGAGCTGCCAGAGACGGTCAAGAGCAAGGCTGTTCTTGCATATGTTGATTGCTACAGCCAGATCGACAATGCTAAAATGCGAGTGCTGCTGGGCAAGATGGACAGGCGTGAGCTCACCGCATTTGTGCGCAAGACCATCAACTTACGTGGATTGGGCAAGGCGGCTATCACCAAACAGGTGCTACAGCATTACACTGAACTGCTGACAGAGGCCAAGCGTGACGACAACGTCAGCAACTGGGTGAAGCCGCTGTCCACAATAGTTGATGCTCTCAGCATGTTGGTTGGATCGCGCGGTGCGGTCAAGGCCTCCGCACGCGAGGCCAAGGCAAGAAAGATGGCGTCAACCAGCACTGATCGCAAGGGCGAAAAAGCTGCCAGCAAGGTCACTTACAAGGATGAGGACACTGCACTGGGTATTACCAGCGTAGATCCGACCAACATTGTTGGTGCTGATGCTGTTGTGGTATTCAACACCAAGAACAGGCATTGTGAGATATATTTTGCCAAACCAGGATCCAAGCTCAGCGTGCTAGGGGCTAGAATCATCAATTTTGACGAAACACGCAGCAAGGGCAAGACGCTGCGCAAACCAGATACTGATCTGCCACATTGGACCAGGGCTACCACGGTCAAACGGCTTGAGGTACTGCTCAGCAGCATACGAGGAAAAAGCTGGGCCCCAAATGGCAAGCTCAATCACAACACCTTGATCATCAAAGCACTGTAAGGAAATAGATCGCATGGAACCCAAAGACAACAAAAAGATCATTAGGGTCACCTACCATTGGCCTCACGGTGCCGATAGATCAATGTTGGAGAACATTGATCAAGAAATGCAGCGTCTGCTGGATGCAGCCATCCAGTCGCTGTTGGAAAAAATGGAGATGTTTGGCGTTGATTTGGCAGATGAGGGAGATAGAGCAGATGGCGCGCAGATGATGCCAGGGTTTGAAGCCCTGGATGGCACCGTGCAAGGGACAGACCAACCTGACGCTATGGCACTTATCATGGCAGCATATGCTAAAGGTCAAACCCAGGGATGGGCTTGACACACTTAGATTAGAGCGGTATAATACAAGATGAGCACACTAATGGACCAGGTGCGTGCCACGATCGCCAAGATTGGCAGCACAGAAATCAATGCCATTTCCAACAACGAAGGTCTCCGAGAAATGTGGGATCAGAAACAGGTTCTGCTGGCAGAGATGAGCCGAGCCAAGAAGCAGGCAGCGGATGACGCTGCCAAACCCTATCTCGCTCAGATTGCAGAGCTTGAAACCAGCTATGCCATGATGCTTCAGTTATCAGCCAATCCGGATTAGTGCAAATGGACAAGATAACCATCCCTGATAAGCATTATGTAGGTCTCCGGCGCTGCGGAAACTCTGCTGTGCCCAGCGCCACCATGACTCCTTGGGGCACCGACGCCGCAGCCACGAGGCGGATGCAGACTGTAAAGCAGTTTGCAGGTAGCCATAGCGACAGCATTCCGACTCTGGTGATCGACAACATACCAATGAGCGGATTCCGTTTACCAAGCCGCATCGCACAAGGACACGGTTGTGTGGGTGATGCTTGGACGATCCTTGATCCCAGGGGTTTTGAGATGGAGATCACTGCCAGCAATTTTGCTGAGCTGCTGAGCGTTACCAGCATCGAGCGGGGTGAGATACAGGAACCCTGCATGTGGGCACGATCAGGTGGCAGCAACGTGCTGCTGAGCATCGAAAGCACGGCCTACCAGGACGCGGTCAAGCTCACAGCAATCAGCCAAAGCAAAGCCAAATGGCGCGATGCCAAGCGTGGATATAAGATCATTCTGCAAAATGGAACCACAGGTACATATCTTGGCAAGATGCATCTGATTTGTTCAGACTATCGGACCTGCGCATTGGACAGCCCGCTGAGATATTATGTCTTGGACAGAAC